CTTATTGACCCAGATAATGAACGTAGGAAAATGTATGGTAAAGCTGGTGATTTTAGGATGAAGAAATATGGTGTAGAATACCGTGTATTAAGTAGTTATTTTATACAAAATGACCAACTTATAGGCTGGGTTTATGACCAAACACAAGCAGCTATTAATTTTGTTAACCAAGGTGGTATTATTACTAACCCTGGTGATATAATTGATGCTGTTAATTCATGCAATCAACGGATAGCTACCGATATTATTGAAGATTATAATTTAAATATTACTAACATTAAACAATTAATTTAATATGTGTGGACAATTAGGTTACAGTGGTACCAAACCATTTGATATTGAGAAAATAAAATTATTAACATTATGGAATTCTTTAGAACGTGGTGAAGATGCTACTGGTTTTTATAGTCCCTTAAATGGGCATAATAGGACCTTAAACAAGGGTTCTGATGTAGTTATTCATAATAACTTTAAATTAATACCTGACACAATTCTAATGGCTCACGTTAGAGCTAAAACCATTGGTTTAAATACACTTGAAAATACTCATCCCTTCAAACGAGGGGATTGGTATCTTCAACACAATGGTACACTTAAAAATCACTTAGATTTAGCACATAAATATGAATTGTCAACTATGGAATATTCTGTAGATAGTGACGTTATATGTGGTGCAATAAGTAAACAAGATAACATTAGTGTGTTAAAGGAAATTGATGGTCCTGCAGCAATTATTATGCATAAAACTACTATGCCTAATAAATTATTTGTTTTTAGGAATACAGAACGTCCTTTATTTAGAGGTATGATTGATGGTTGTATGTATATATCATCTATTAAAGAATCATTAATTTATATTGGTTGTGAAAGTGTTAAGGAATTTAAAGTAGATACAGTATACACAATATGTGATGGTATTGTTGAAAAGACTGTTAAAATCAATAATACACCTTACAGACGTCCTTTCATTAATACTGGTTATAATAATACTACATATGGTAACTATAATACAAACAGTGGTTATTATAATAGTTTTGTACAACCTAATGAATTAGTTAATTCTTGGTTAAGGGCAAACTTTAATGATACTTCTACTACACGTAAATTCAAACTCATACAAGATAAATTTTATTTTATATGTGGTGCAACAGAATTTGGTATGCTAGAGGTTAAAGAAAAAGATGAAGATAATTCACCAGTAGAAATATATCACAAATCTTATTTTAATACAAATGATTATCTTGAAATATGGGACACTGCAGTATCTTTATATGATATTGTTGATGATAAGAAAGAAGTTGTTATTGATGTTGATGAACTTGTAACAATTACTAAAGTCAATAATAACATCTTAAGTCTTGAAAATTACAATACTAAAAAAGATATTTGTAATGCAGACCGTCGTTATTTCAGAGCTGCTACAGACTTAGAAATAAGAACATATAAAAATACTAATACAGCTGTTAATGATTATACTTCAACAGATGGTTATTATGAAGGTTATTATGATGCTTATGATATTTATAATACACCTACAACTGTGCATCCTGTAGTAAAAGATATAACCAAACATAATACTACACCAATGGTTAATCATGATGATTTTAATGATGCTGATACTGAACTTGACATTGAAGAAGTACTAACAAAAACAGATTCATTTTTTACAAATCTTGATGTTGAATTACAAATGTTAATTACCATACTCAGTAAAGGTGAATGTAGTGATACTTTTGATGTTTGTGAAACACTTAAACAATTAAAAACAAATGCTGAAACAATGCATTATCAATTATTAACAATGGATCAAAAACTTTAATTATGCCAATAATTCCAAATCATTCAATACCTGAAAATTTAACACCACCTGAACCAGATGCTCCTGAACCAGATGTAGTACCCACATCTACTGATGTAATATCTACAGCTCTTGATGATCTTTGGTTTAACCCTTCAGAAGATGAATATACAGAAGTACATGATGATGATGACAATAATCCTTATGAACCTGATTTAGATGAAAATGAGGTAATGTTATATACAGGTGAAGTTGTAGAATATTCAAATGATTTAATACAACTTTATGATTCTTATGCTAGGCCTAATGATCCTAATATTGTAAAAGATTATTTTGAATCAGATCGTTATATTATTAAATTTAATGCAACAGCTGTTATTGAGAATTATCCTATAATTGATTCTGAAATAAAATATACTTATGATCATGATCAAGCTTTTAGATTAGGTTATATACGTATACAATCTAATAAACCATATCTAGGTAAACCAAGTTTACTTGCTAATGCAACTTTTAATAAATTTTACGCTGAAGATTATTATACAGGTATATTTAAACTTAAATCTGAAATTGAACCATTTGTAAAACAAATGCGTGTTGATGGTATTAAATTTAATGCACCAAGTGATAATAATAATCTACCTACAACATATCATAATACTTATGGTAAACGTTATAGTTTTGGTTTAGAAATAGAAACTATTAGTGGTTTAGTACCTGCACATGTACTAGCACCATTAAATTGTTCTAGTGTTCATGATGGTTCATTACGTGATGCTGAAAACAATCATCCTTATGGTAAGGAATATGTTACTGATGTATTAATGGGTGACCGTGGTTTACTTAAACTAAAAAAGCTTTGTAATGAGTTAACTAAACGTTGTTTAGTAAATCATCAATGTGGTGTGCATGTGCATTTATCCAATATTAACTTTAACAAGGAAAATATTGTTTTAATGTATTATTTGTATCATAAATTACAACGTGAGATATTTACAATGTTACCTAAATCTCGTCGTAATAATACATATTGTAGATTCTTAGATAGTCGTCCTATAATAAATTTTAATATTAAAGACTTACAAAGTTTTAATAGAGATTATGCTATAGATGTTACTTATGAAGCTATTGTTAGATATGTTAGTGCAAATAATAATCCTAGTAAAAAAGTAAATAAAAAGAATGACCATCCTAAAGGTTATAAATGTGGTTATGATCATGATTCAGCACGTTATTGCTGGGTAAATTTTGTACCTGCATTATTTAATACTAGGAAAAACAAGATTTATACTATTGAATTCAGACCAGCACCTGGTTCTACATCTTATATTAAGATTAAAAACTGGTTGTTAATCTGTATGGCTTTAGTAGATATTGTTGAAAATCATAAACGTTTTATTTATGAAAATAGTAATCTATCATTAGCAAAAATACTTACTGAAGTATATGGACAAAAAGCAAATAAACTTATAGCTTGGGTTGATAAACGTATAGCTAAGTTTAATGATGCTGAATTTACTGAAAATGATGAGTATGCTGATAATGAATTAGATAATAATGTATCCTTAAAAAACTTATAAAATGTGTTTAATTAGTGTAATACCTCAAGGGGTTGAAAAGAATATTAGAAACATTAGCCGTTATATTATACAAGGCATGAAAACTAATACTGATGGTAGTGGTTTTATGTATAAAAAAGGCAATGCTAATACAATAGGTGTTAAGAAAGGTTACTTTAATGCTGAACGCATGATACGTGATATTTCTGATTTAAACTTAACAAGTAATGATCATTTAATATTACATCATAGGTTTGGTACTCAAGGTGATAATAGTGATGAAAATACACATCCTTTTGTTATATCAGATAACCATTTAGAAATAATAGCAACAGATGTTGTTACAGATAAACCGTGTATGGTTCATAATGGTATATTTTATGATATAAGTGAGTATGTTAAATTAAATCCTAAGTTTTCTGACACTTATGCCTTCACAAGATATGTGTTGGCTGTAAATGGCATGTTAGATATGGCTTATGATAACAGTAAATTATTTGATAAATTAACCAAGAATATAATAGGTTCTGATAAGATATGTATCTTACATCCTGAAAAGGGAATACTTTTAATTGGTAGTTATATCAAAGCTGATGGATGTTATCATTCAAATAATGGCTTTAGACAACATGTATGGGACCGTGGAGGTCATGAAATTAACAAATCTTTTGACAAAGCGTTAAGAGAAATTAGTATGTAAAACATGTAACATGCTGGAAAACAAATTGTTGCTTAATCAAGCACAAAAACAGATTATATTAGGGGTTTACATGCCCCTAATATTTTCTAAATATGGCAATATAAATTTGGAAATTGCCGTAGAAAAACTTAAATTTGAATTCAATTTTCAAGCAAATACAAGGGATTTACAAGATTATTATAAATCTTTAATAGAGCTTGAAATGGAAGATTTACATTTAACTTTAAAACACGTAGGAGTAAATTATGGATGAAAAACTTATCATAGATGTAAAGACAATATTAGAGCAGGGATTAAGTTTTGAAGAATATTTTATAATATATTGTGTTTATAAAAATGATGAGAATTTATTGCATAGCTATAGGAATAATGTAACATTTCCTAGTGATATATTTAATATATTAGAAAATAAAGGTTTTCTAAATATAAAGCGTGCTAAAAACAATTTAATATTTTTTGAGTCCTTATCACTTACCCAGAAAGCTACAGAGCTTATGAAAGAAGATAAAACTGGGTTGAGTAATTTTGATGAATTTAGATCTTTTTATCCTAAAATAGTGCATACGCACAATGGTGTACCAAGGAGGTTACACGGTAATTTAAAACGGGCTAAAGAACTATACAACAAATTACTTTTGGAAACAACTCATGACATATTATGTAAAGCTGCTAAATTATATCACCAAGAGAAAATAAGGGCTAATTCTGAGATGTATATGCAAGACCTATCTGTTTGGTTAAATCAGAAAAACTATTTGTTATATGTTGACGATATAACAAATAATGATAGTAATGATTATAATATGGGTAAAATAACTAATGTAGATGCAATCTAATCTAAAAGAAAGAATATACGCTGGTTTAACTGGTGATTACGAAGGTTTAAGTAACGGCTTAGACAGAATAAATGATTATATATTTAAAACGCAAAGAGCCTGTTATTATTTAATTGGTGGTTTATCAGGTAGTGCCAAGACTACATTCTTAGACTTTTGGATACTCAATGCTATTGAGGATGCAGATGCTAAAGGTATACCTATAAACATCATTTATTATTCATGGGAAATTGATGAGATGTCAAAGAAAGCTAATTGGCTGTCCATACTGATATACAAAAAATACAATATTGTAATACCACCTGAACGTATAAAAGGTTATGGTAAATATAGGTTAAGTCAGGAAGAACAACTATTAGTTTTTAGTGAAGTTGAAACAGTTGAAAAACTTTTTAGCAGAATTCATTTTATATGGGAAGCGGAGAATCCTACAGGTATGTATAAATACTGGTGGGATTTCATGAAAGATCGTGGGACATTTATTAAGGAACCTTATACAGATGAATTTGGAAATACAAAAGAACGTATTGTTAGATTTGATTTACATAATCCTAAAGAATACAACATTGTTGTTGGTGATCACTTAGCTATAGCTAAACTAGAATCAAGGAATAATATAGGATTTACATTAAAACAAAATATTGACAAGATATCTGAGTATTCTGTAATTGCTAGAAATATGTTTAAAATGACCTTTATATGGCTACAGCAATTTAATCAGGGTCTAAGTTCTATAGAACGACAGAAATTTAAAGGTATTGACATATCTCCACAACAGTCAGACTTTAAAGATACAACTAACCCTTATACTGATGCTGATGTAGTATTAGGTCTAATGAATGCCTATAAAATGGATATGGAAAGCTCACTTAATTATAATATTAATAAGTTTGCAGCACCATATAATCTAAAAGATTCATTCAGATTATTAAAAATAATAAAAAATAGGCTAAGTAGGGACAACATAGCTATTGGTTTATTATTTTTGCCAAAAGCAGGGGCATTTAAAGAACTACCACCTGCTGATGAAATGTCACAAGGTTGGTTAGAAAGAAATATGATATGACAGAAACAACTATAAAATTGCCTACTAAAAAACTTAAGGCAGAACGAGTAAACCCAAAACGCTTGGTTATTTACTCAAAACCTAAAACTGGCAAGACTACAGCTCTTGCAGGTTTAGATAACAATTTAATTATTGACTTGGAAGATGGCTCAGATTACGTTGAAGCTTTAAAAGTAAAGGTTAATACCCTTGCTGAATTAAAAGCTGTTGGTGAGCAAATTAAGCTTAATAATAGACCATATAAATATGTAGCTATTGACACTGTTACAGCTTTAGAAGATATGGTTAAACCGCTTGCTTTAAAATTATATAAAGACACAGCTATGGGTAGTAGATTTACAGGTGATGATGTACTTAAATTACCTAATGGCGCTGGTTATTTATATCTGCGTGAAGCATTCTTTCAAGTGCTAGATTATATTGATTCATTAGCTGAACACATTATCCTTGTAGGTCATATAAAAGACAAACAAGTAGATGATAGTGGTGAATTAGTAATGGCTGCAAATATTGATTTGACTGGTAAAATCAAATCATTAATATGCGCTGGTGCTGATGCCATTGGTTATGTGTTTAGACGTGATAATCAAACTGTAATCAGCTTTAAAACTAATGAGGAAGTAACTTGTGGTGCCAGACCTGACCATTTAAAAAATCAAGAGATTGTACTGGCTGAAGAGGTAAATGGTCAAATTGTAACTCATTGGGACAAAATCTATAAATAATAACTTAAAATATAAAAATATATGAACTTTAACTTAAAACAAGAGAATTCAAACAGTCAACAATCAACACAACCAAACAAAGTTAGATATCAGCGTCCTGGTATTTATGACAATGTTAAGATTACTGAAATTTTATTTGGTAAATCAAGTGTAAAACAAACACCGTATATACAACTTAAGACTGTTAACAATCTTGATGAAGTTGGTAACTCTTCACGTATGTATTTATCAAATACACGTGCTGAAGGTAAGCAGACTACTGCTTGGACTATTACAGCTAAGAACTTGATTAATTTGATTATTTCTACAAATAACATTTCTAAACAAGAAGCTGAAAATATTGAATTAGTATCTCCAAGTGAAACTAATCCTGATAAAATGTATGCACAATTGGTTAATAAATTATCAAGCTTATTGATTGGTAAACCATTCCGTGCTAAATTTATTGGTGAGCAAACTAAAGAAAATGGTATTGTTTATGCTAGTTTAGATCGTTCTGAATCTATGAGCATACCAGCATCTCAATCTTATCTCAAGTTTGATGAGAGTAAAGATGTTAAATTGTTTGCAACAACAGCTACTACAGCTGAAGATATGCCATTCTAATTTTAATTTTAAAGTAGTGTAAAGTATTAGTTAATAGTATTTTACACTACTTTTTATTTTATGTTTAGTCTAAAAGATAATTATAAACCTATTTCTTCACAGGAAATAGAATCTAAAATCTCAGGGTATGATTTATGGAGGTATTATTGTCATAACTTTAAGGAAATAAATAAAAAATTCAAATCTGAATTATATAATGATAAAAATCCAAGTTGTGTAATAGGGCCTTATAGA